GAAACTGCCGCAGGTACTATCTACGCGGGTACAGGCAGTGTTACTTCTGGTGTGCCTGCAGCCATCTATGGCTTGATTACTTTAGGCGCAAACCAATCACTAATGGCGTTTTGGACTGTCCCAGCAGGATACACTTTTTATTTGCTTGGTTTATTCCTTACATCTGGGAACACAGGCGCTAATACATACACAACTTTCCAGTTTTTTCAGCGTCAAGTTGGAGGCGTGTTTAGATTGCAATCTGCTGCACGAATTTCTGCTAGTGGTAATTCTCAAGTTCCCTTGAACCCTCCTCTTTCTTTTGTTGAAAAGACAGACCTCCAAATAAGGGCATTTTCTTCTTCTGGCGCGTCAAATGTGTCTGCTGAGTTTGAAGGCATCTACATTAAGAACCCTGACTAATCATGCCAAGCAAATCACCAGCTCAACACAAACTGATGGATGCGGTTGCGCACAACCCTAAGTTTGCAAAAAAGGTTGGCATTCCCACAAAGGTTGGGAAAGAATTTGTTCGTGCTGACAAAAAGATGGCTGATGGCGGCAAAGTTAACGCTGCTGGCAACTACACCAAGCCAGAGCTTAGAAAGCGTATTGTCTCAGCGGTTAAGTCTGAGGCTACGCAGGGCACAGGCGCAGGTCAATGGAGCGCAAGGAAGGCCCAGCTTGTGGCAAAGCGGTACAAAGCCGCAGGTGGTGGTTATCGTGATTAAAAAACCTCAGCAATCATTGAAGGATTGGGGCAAACAAGATTGGACAACCAAAAGTGGCAAAAAATCTTCTGAAACTGGTGAGCGATACCTTCCAAAAGCTGCGATTAAAAGTCTTAGCCCTGCTGAGTACGCTGCAACGACCAAAGCAAAAAGAGTAGGCAAAGCCGCAGGAAAGCAATTTGTAGCGCAGCCCAAAAAGATCGCCAAGAAAACAGCCAAATACAGGTTCTGACCATGCCAAAAAACAACGCAACAGTCGCCAAGTCGCTAAAGAAGGCTGGCTTCTACGAGCCGTCTAAAAGCAAGCCTGAGCGGGTCAAAATCATCAACAAGGTGACGACCAAGCCTCAGCGGCTAAACATGGTTGAGAAGATGTTCTCGGACAAGAAGCTCAAGAGCGGTGGCGGTGTGTCTCTTGCTGTTGGGCGGGGTGAAAAATTGCCAGTAGAAAAGGGCGCTGGCCTTACAGCCAAGGGCCGAGCCAAATACAATGCAGCAACGGGCAGCAACCTCAAGGCACCCCAGCCCCAAGGCGGCTCACGTAAGGACTCGTTCTGCGCACGGATGTCGGGCATGCCCGGTCCGCTCAAGGACGAAAAAGGTAAGCCAACCCGCAAAGCGGCGGCGTTAAACAGATGGAAGTGCTGATATGGCTTACTCGGACACCTACGGTCAGGTCTACAACGTCCAAACGCTAATTGACCACGGCGCACGCAGGTGCGGGAAGTTGGCCGAAGAGTTGACTTCTGAGCAGCTTTTGAGCGCTCGGGAGTCTTTGGGCTTTGTGATGAGCAACCTGATCAACATTGGCATCCAGTACTGGGCCATCGAGAAGAAGGTTTTTGGCCTCACGCCAGAGAAGTATCAGTACACCCTGCCTGATGGCTCCAATGATGTCTTAAACGCCCTGTACAGGACGATGACGCGCACCACTGGCAGCTACACATCAAGCGCTGGCGGCACGGCTTCAAACGCTGGTGACGAAGACATTGACACCTTCTGCCAGCAAACATCGGCAAACGGCAACATTTCAATCAATTTTGGGACTGGCAACCCGATCTATGCTGGCTCAATTGGGCTTTTGCCCTACGTTTCTGGTGGCGGCAGCGCTACTTGGACGCTGACACTCGAATATTCGACCGACAACATCACTTACAACACGCTTCAGAGCCTTGGAACGGTCGTTGTGACCGACAACAGTTGGATCTGGACCGACATTGACCCCGGCCAGAGCGTTCAGTACTACCGAGTGCGGATTTCTGGTGGTGCAACCCTTGCTTTGCGCGAGTTTTACGTTGGAAACAACTCGACCGAGATCACCATGTCTCGTTTGAACCGTGACGACTACACAAACCTGCCAAATAAGAACTTTACGGCCAATCAGCCGTACCAATACTGGTTCAACCGCACGGTCCCGAACCCTGAGATCTATCTTTGGCCCACTCCAAGCAACCCGTTCGTCCAAATGACGGTCTGGTACAGCAAACAGGTCATGAATGTGGGTGATTTGACCAACGAGCTTCAGATTCCGCAGCGCTGGTACTTGGCCGTGGTCAATATGCTGGCCCATCAGATGGCGATGGAGCTTCCTCAGGTGGGGCTGGACCGAGTCCAGTACCTTGAGGCTCAGGCAGAGAAGACCTTGGCCTTGGCTGAGGCAGAAGAGCGGGATCGTTCACCGATCTACTTTGCGCCCAATATTGGCGTCTACACGAGGTGATTCATGGGCATGTTCCTTGACACCATCGGAAATGCGTCTCTGTCGATCTTCATCTGCGACCGTTGCAGGATGAAACGCGCCATGGATGAGCAGATGTCAGACCCAAACTTCCCCGGTTTGAAGGTTTGTCAACAGGGGTGTGCTGACCAAAAAGACCCCTACCGACTGCCTGCCCGAAAGACTGAGCGTATAAATCTCAGATTTCCTCGCCCGGATGTATCTGTGGCTGTTGATCCAAACAACCTTGTGACCGACAATCAGGGTGACTACATCATCTCGACTGAGGGCAACACAGATACACCGGAAAATAATGGCAACCTCGACGGAATATCGGTGACACCATAATGGCAAATCAAACCATCACGCAACTGCCAGCCGCAGGCCCCATCACTGGCACCGAGCTTGTGCCCATCGTCCAGAACGGTGGAACTTTTAGGACCACTGCCTCGGCCTTGGCTGGATCTCCAGTTCAGACTCAGACTTTCCTGACGCTCAACCAAGAGCCGACCCTCAACAACAGCCGCTTCCTGTCCTCAGGCACAGGGTTGGGCTTGGTGGATGGTGGGGCTCAGAGCTTCTACCGAATCACGCTGAATGGCGTTTCAGGCACTCTGGAGACGATGGGCTCTGGCTTCGGCGTCAAGATCGGCGGCACCATGACGGCCCGCTCGATTGCAACATCTGGCGCAGGCTTGAGCACCACCAACGGTGACGGCCAATCTGGCAACCCAACAATTGCACTGAGCGGCACGGTAGCCTCGCTTGCAAACAACGGCGGCACAGGCTTTTTGTCACTCCCCGGCAACGGAACGGTCTCTGGCCGCACCTTGACGGGTACTGCCAGCCAGATCGGAATTACCAACCCGAACGGCATCTCTGGCAGCCCCGTCTTCAGTATTGTTGACAACCCAGTGCTTCCGGGTGATGGCGGTGTGGTTGTCCCTTTTGGCAACACGGCTGCACGTCCAGCCGCGCCAACAAACGGCACCTTCCGCTACAACAATCAGACTGGCACCTTCGAGGGTTATGCATCAGGCAACTGGGGCGCTGTGGTCACTGGAACAGGCGTGACCTCTGTGGGTCTCGTGATGCCGTCAGATTTCTTGGTGACCAACTCCCCAGTCACTTCGGCTGGTGACCTTACCGCTACTTATGTCTCGCAGACTGCAAACACCGTCTTTGCGGCTCCAAACGGCTCTGCGGGAACTCCTGCCTTCCGTGCGTTTGTAAATGCTGACCTGCCCAATTCTGGCGTCTCTGCGAACACTTATGGCTCGACCACGGCAATCCCAGTCATCACGGTGAACGCCAAGGGCGTGATCACCACTGTGACCACTGCTGCAATTACGGGTGGTTTGGTGTTTCAAGGTTCGTGGGACGCCTTGACAAATACACCCACCCTGACTTCAAGCGTAGGGACAAACGGGTTTTACTACGTTGTGTCTGTGGCTGGAACCACCAACCTAAACGGCGTTACAGACTGGCAGATTGGCGATTGGGCAATCTACAACGGCGCGGCTTGGCAGAAGATTGACCAGACCAACTTGGTCAGCTCTGTCAACGGCCAAGTCGGTGCTGTCAGTATTGCTTATGCAGATCTGGCAGGGACTATTCCTACTTGGAACCAGAACACCACAGGTAACGCCGCAACCGCTACAAACGTAGCTGGTGGGGCTGCAAACAAAATCGTCTACAACACAGGGACATCCACCACTGCGTTTATTGATGCCCCTGTTACAGCGGGCCACTATCTCAAATGGTCGGGCTCTGCTTTTGAGTGGAACGTTGCAGGAACAGGCACAGTAACCTCTGTGGACGTCTCTGGCGGCACAACGGGCCTTACCACCTCTGGTGGCCCTGTAACGGCTTCTGGCACGATTACGCTGGCTGGTACGCTGATCACGTCCAACGGAGGGACTGGTTTAACCACGTACACCGCTGGCGACATCAGCTATTACGCCACTGGCACAGCGCTGTCAAAGTTGGGTATCGGCTCGAGCACGTTTATGTTGACGTCCACAGGATCTGCCCCTCAGTGGTCTGACCCTGCTGGCATCACTGTGGGTAACGCTACAAACGCTACAAACGCTACGAACGCAACAAACGCCACCAACGTGGCAACAACAGCGACAAGCACGGACGCCAACTTCTTTATTCCCTTCGTGGCAGCGTCCACAACGGGCAATCAAGCGCTTGGAATTGACGCTGGCATTACTTACAATCCATCAACCAATGCGCTGACCGCAAGCATCAACGGAGGCACGTTTTGAAAACTTGTAACAAGTGCCAATGCGAGAAATTTTTGCTTGAGTTTTACAAGAACAAAGAAGCAAAGGATGGTGTTCGTACTATTTGCAAGTCATGTGATGATTTGCGGAAAAAAACATATACATTTAAAAATTCAGAAGTTGTTTCTAAAAACAAATCTGATTACCGCTTGAAGAACAAAGAAAAAATTTCTGCATATATGGCTTGGTGGAGAAAAGAGTACAGCCATAAAATGTGTGCATACGCCAGCAAAAGACGAGCAATCTTGTTGGGTGCAACGCCAAAATGGGCGGACAAAGAAAAAATTGAGCGCATATACCAGCAGGCGGCTTTGATGAATAAATTGAACCCAGAGATGGAGTATCAAGTTGACCACATCATCCCTCTGAATGGTGAGCTTGTGTGCGGCCTTCATATGCACGAAAATATGCAGATTCTTCCGGCAAAGCAAAATCAAGCAAAGAAAAACTTTTTTCAAATAGAAGGAGCCTTCTAATGGCTGCAACAGGCTTTACACCCATCCAGCTTTACCGCACCACCACTGCGGCGGCTGTTCCTGTCAACACCAATCTGTCTGATGGCGAACTTGCCATCAACACGACCGACGAGAAGCTGTACTTTAAAAACGCTGCTGGCACTGTCAAGCTGCTTGCATCGACCGCTGGTTCAGCAGGTGATGTTGTTGGTCCAGCATCGGCCACAGATGGCAACTTGGCGGCTTTTGATGGCACCACGGGCAAGCTGATCAAGCAAGCTGCTACGGTCACCGTTGCTCAGGGCGGGACAGGGATTGCAACGACCACTGCATACAGCGTGGTGTTCTCAGGAACTACCAGCACTGGGGCGTTTCAAGCGGCGGCTGGTCCCGGTACATCAGGCCAAATCCTCACAAGTAACGGTGCGGGTGCGCTACCTACGTTTCAAACCCCTGCGGCTTCTGGTGCTACCAAGGGCCAAGCAATCGCTTTCTCAATCATCTTCGGTCTGTAAGGAATCATCATGGCAAACCCCAACATAGTGAACGTAACCGCCATTCTTGGCACAACAACGTACCTCACGCCAGCCAATACAACGGCCAACACGCTGCTGTCTAATGCCGCATCGTCTGGTCTGGTCTTCAAGATCAATCAGATCGTTTGCGCTAACGTCAACGGTGCAAGTGCTGTAAACGCAACGGTAGCCATCAACAGCGCAGCCGCTGGTGCAGGTACGAACTACCCAGTCATCTCCACTATTGCAGTGCCAGCCAGTGCTTCTGTGATCGCTGTGGACAAGACAACGGCCATCTACCTCATGGAGAACAGCTCCATCGTCGTTACGTCTGGCACATCGAGCGGCATCACCTACACCATCAGCTACGAATCCATAGCAAGTTGAGGTTAGCTCCATGAGCATACGCCAACACAACTTAGGCAGCATCGTCAAGCCGGGGTTTAATCCGCTCGGGGTTCAGACGAGCGTGACCACGTATTTCCCGTACTTATATAGCTGGGGAAGAAATCAACTTGGTCAATTAGGTATTGGCAATACAACATATTACTCTTCTCCAAAACAAATTGGCGCTTTATCTGATTGGTCTAAAACGGATTCGGGTAATGCCCACACTGTTGCAATTAAAAGCGATGGAACTTTATGGAGTTGGGGAGGCAACAGCACTGGTCAATTAGGGCTTGGAAATACCACAAATTATTCTAGCCCAACTCAAGTTGGTGCGTTAACTACTTGGTCAAACATTTCCTGCGGGCGAGATTTTGTTTTGGCAACAAAGGTTGATGGCACTCTCTGGTCATGGGGCAATAATGGCTCCGGTCAATTAGGTCTTGGTAACACAGCAAATCGTTCAACCCCCGTTCAAATTGGAGCATTAACAGACTGGCTGTATGTAGCTACTTGCTACGCATCTTCTTTTTCCGTCAAGACAGATGGTACGTTATGGTCATGGGGTAATAATAATCATGGTCAGTTGGGACTAAGCGCCAGTATTTATGTAAGATACTCTTCCCCAAAACAGGTTGGCGCACTAACTACATGGGCAAGTGTTGCTAATGTTGTAGGCACTTTTGAGTTGGCAACACAAACAAACGGAACTTTGTGGTCTTGGGGCAGAAATAATTTTGGTCAATTGGGACTTGGAAACGAATCCTACAAGTCATCACCAAATCAAGTTGGTGGATTGACTACTTGGTCAACAGTCTCTGGCGGCGATAGTTTTTCTGTTGCAACTAAAACAGATGGCACCTTGTGGTCATGGGGGTACAACACTTTTGGACAGCTTGGTCTTGGGAATACAAACAACTATTCAAGCCCTAAACAAGTTGGCGCTGGATGGTTAAAAATAACTGCGGCCTACGGGTCAGTGCTGTCAATAAAAAGCACAGGTGCAGCATGGACTTGGGGTCGTAATGATCACGGACAGCTTGGTCTTGGCAATACCACTGACTATTCTTCACCCAAACAAATTGGCTCCCAAACAACTTGGCTAACAGTTGCCACCGGCCCAGACTTTTCAATGGGAACCCTCTACTAAGAACACCATGCCAGTAACCACAACAATATCAGGCGTCCAGTACTCCGGCATCTGGACAATGCAACAGGTGAACTCCGCTGTGTCTGCGGGGACATGGCCTGTGCCGCCAGCGGGTTTGTACAGTTGGGGCGTTAACACATCCGGGCAATTAGGGCTCGGCAATATTACTGCATACTCTAGCCCCAAACAAGTTGGGAATGTAATAACTTGGTTAAATCTTGCAGCGGGCTATGGATTTAGTATTTCAACAAAATCCGATGGTACTATTTGGTCTTGGGGCCAAAATAATACCGGCCAACTGGGTTTGGGAAATACGGCAAATAGGTCTAGCCCCACACAAATTGGGTCTTTAACAACTTGGGATAAAATAACCGCTGGAAGAAATTTTTGTTTATCTATAAAAACTGATGGCACATTGTGGTCGTGGGGGCAAGGATTTTGGGGTAATTTGGGGCTAGGCAATCAAACATATTATTCTAGTCCCAAACAAGTCGGGGCTTTAACTACTTGGTCAAAAATATCTGCTGGAGATTCCCATTCAATAGCAATTAAAACGGATGGTACATTGTGGACATGGGGAAGAAATGCTTCTGGTCAACTTGGGCTGGGAAATACCACAAATTATTCCAGCCCAAAGCAAGTTGGCGGTTTAACAACTTGGCTAAATATTGCTGGGGGTGGGTATTTTACACTTGCAACGAAAACTGATAATACGCTATGGTCTTGGGGAAGAAATGGCGGTGGCGAACTTGCATTGGGGAACTCTACAAATTACTCTAGTCCAATGCAAGTTGGGGCTCTGACTACTTGGTCAAAAGTTTTTGGCGGTTCTTTTTCTGGTTTTTCAATTACCACTACAGGGCAGTTATACGCGTGGGGGCAAAATATCTCTGGCGTGCTTGGGCTTGGAAATACAACTAATTATTCTTCTCCCAAACAAGTTGGAACATTAACAACTTGGTTGAGTGTTGCCTCTGGCTACGGTTCCCAGACTATTTCCACTAAAACTGACGGAACGCTGTGGTCTTGGGGAAGCGGAACTAATGGAAAACTTGGCCTTGGAAATACAACCAGTTACTCATCTCCAAAACAAGTGGGGTCAAAAACAACTTGGGCTTCTGCTACTTGCGGCGGTTACCACGGTCTAGCAATCCTTGCGTGACCAGCGCTAGAATCCAGAACATGAACAAAACACTCCACTTCCTCTCTGGCATCCCACGCTCTGGCTCTACGGTGCTGGCGGCTATCCTCAACCAGAACCCAATG